GGTAGCCGTTGCCATAGCGCATATCAATGCGGGTGTTGTCGTTGCCCCAGCCGTAGCGGATATTGAAGCCGTTGTCGGAATCGAAGGTGTAGCCGTAATCTCGGTAGCGGCGATTGTCGCGGCGGTAATCATCATAATCGCGGTAACGGCGGTCGTAGCGATCATAACGGTCGTAGCGGCGGTCGTAGCGATAGTCGTCATCGTATCGCCCGCGCCGTTCGTATGCGCGGTCGCTGCGATCAATGCCTATTCTGCTGCGGTCAAGCTCAATTCTGGGGCTGTCGTCGCCGTAATACATTAATTCTGCGCTGGCGGCGGTGGCGAGCGTGCCCAGTAGCAAGGCGAATAGGATTTTTTTCATCGTGCGTCCTTTCGGAAAAATGGGGGTGCTTTGAATAACCACGGCGGGCATTGCGGCGAACTGCGTCTTTATCGCAAAACCTGCGTTTGCAATCATCGTGTGCTTGTAAACGCAGGTTTTAACAGCAAAAGGGGGCAAACAACGCCCGCCAAAGTTATCCAAAAGCGGTTTTATTTTAGCGCAAGCCGTTTTCAGGCTGCCTGAAAATTACATTTCATTACGCGGATAACGTTCAGCCTTACGCCCATTTGCCGCTACATTGTGATGCCAAGCGCGAAAAACCGCCCACATTAGCAAGATAATCCGCTTACAATTTTATTACACAATATGAAATGCTGTTGCAAAACTCAAAACCAAAAAGGGACACCAATCGTCCCTTTTTTTCTCGCCTGCTGTTTTAGTAATTCATAATCACCAATTCGCCGCGTTTGCCCCTGCTTTGCTGTTCTCTGCCGACCGAATATGCTAGTTCCAAGCGCTCTATTCTAAATTCGGCAAACAAGGCGCGGATGTCGGGGTGGTCGTTGATGCTGAGCATCATCTTGCCCTGCATGGTGCGCATGGCTTGGGCGAGTTGTTCGTACTCGCTCCAATCAAAGCCTAAGCCGTAGTCGGCGGTTTGCAAGTAGGGTGGGTCGGCGTAGAAGAAGGTGTGCGCTCGGTCGTAGCGTTTCAGGCAGCTTTGCCATGTTTCGTTTTCCACAAACACGCCGCCGAGACGCTCTTGCGCGGCTTGCAGCTTTTGGGCGACGGTGGTGGCATTCCATGCTTTGCCTGTTGTTTCCGTGCCGAAGGTTTGTCCTGTAACTCTTGCGCCGAAGGCGTTGTGTTGCAGATAAAAGAAGCGGGCGGCGCGTTGGATGTCGGTTAGGGTTGCGGGCGGCTGGGCTTGCAGTTGCACAAAGGTTTGGCGGCTGCTGAACAGCCATGCGAACTGGCGCACGAACTCGTCAAAATGGTGCTGCACTACGCGGTAGAGATTAACCAAGTCGCCGTTGATGTCGTTGAGCACTTCGCAGCGGGCGGGGGTGTCGCGCAGGAAAAACAGGGCTGCGCCGCCTGCGAACAGCTCTACATAACAGCCATGCTCGGGAAACAGCGGCAGCAGGTGTTTGGCTAGACGGCGTTTGCCGCCCATCCACGGAATGATGGGCGTGGTTTTAGCGTCTGTCTGTCTGTCTGTAAAAAGTTGCACCTTGTTTGTCCTTGTCAAACTGTTTTTCTGAATTTTGTTGCATTTGCTGCCTCTTGATTGAGTTACTTTTCCTGATGTCAGGACTTTTCTATTTTCGGCGCACGCCGCCTATGTTTCTTATCCCGCCTGCAAGGCAATGAGCAAGGCGATTTGGGCTAAACTTTTCAGGCTGCCCTAATTCTAATGCCTTGGCACACCACTCACTGCAAAACCACCTTTGCCGCGCCTGCCGAATCGGCAGCACCAAGCCCAACGCGCCGCAGTAATCGTATTTTGCGCCGCGTGTTTGTTGGAATAACGCCCACACTTTGTCATACGCATCCACATCGCGGATTTCCAGCAAATCCCACTTATCCGCAGGCAACGGCATGGTTTTGCTGCGCACGCCGCCGTCGCGCAGGCTAGCGGAATAGCAGTGGTAGTCATCGGCAAAGCTATGTTTGACGGCGATTTCGCAATGGCTGTACTGCCCATTCGTTGCCCATCGCACCGCCCAATCCATCAAGCGTTGCCACTGCTCGCGTGGGGTTTTGCCGCGTTTGCGCCCTTTATACAAAGCCAAATAAACCTGTGTCATGGTTTAGCCTCCCATTTCAGGCAGCCTGAAAGCAATCTCTATTGCTGCCAAATCATCCAATGTTTTTGCCCGCTCAATCTGCATTTGCAAGGCTTGGCGCTGCCCTGCCACGCCTGCTGCCAACGCTTCATACTGTTGCGTTTTGCGCAGCGCGGCGCGGATTAGCGTGATGCGGTCAATATTGCGGTGGTGGGCGATGCTGTCCAAGATGGGGGTGGGTGCGTTGTCGTCGTCTGCCCATGCTCGCGCTTCCGCGCCTTGCATTGCCCATGTCTCTTGTTCAAACGCGGGGACAATATCCGTTTTGGCATGCTTATCCACAAAGGCTTGCGCGGCGTTCGCCAGCTCGGTCAGCTTCGCCGCTTGGGCAGCCTGAAACGCTGTTTTTTCTGCCTCGGCTTGTTTGGCTTTATCCACCACCCACGCCTTGCCGTTCCATTGATGCAATTCGCTGGGCGGCGCGAGTAGGGTTAAATGCGCGGGCAACTCGCCCACGGTTTCCACCGTTTCAGGCTGCCCATTGTCGGTGCGGTAGGCAGTTTTGCCGCGATGGTCGGGCAGATATGCCCATGTTTTGCTTTCAGGCTGCCATTTTGCCGCTAAATTGGGCTTCACTTCGGGCGGCTCGGTATCAATGCAACCAGCGGGGATAAGCCAGTTTTCAGGCTGCATCGGGTCGGCATCGGCAACGGTTTGGCAGATATAGAAACCGTTTTCGTCCAGTTGGCATACGGGTTTGGTTTGAGGTATTGAGTTCATGTTGATTGCCTTTCGTTAGATTTTGATGCACGCCAGCAGCGCGATATTGCGCGGGCGGTTCTCATTGGCGGTCGGCACCACGCGCGAAGCGTCAAAATCCAATTGCGCTTGAATGCCGAAGTTCTGCCAGTTGTTCTCCCATACGATGCCTCGCGTGGCTTTGTTGCTGATGCCGAGCACGCCGTTGGGTCGGATGTCGTCTTGGGTATAAGTCGCCGCATTGCCCGCAATGTTGCGGATGGCATCGCCCTGCCAAGTTCCCAGCCCGCGCCCCGCATCTACCCCGCGCCCATCATCCCAAAAGCGCGGAAATTCCCCGCGCAAATCAGGCAAGTTAAACGTGCTATACCCATCGCCCGCGCCATAGCGCGTGCCAATTGCCACAAACAGATTGGCATAGACTGTGCGCGACACCGCCGCGCCATTGGCTTTGAGCCAGCCTACGGGGGCAAAATCGCCTGCAAAAATCATCACCATGCCGCTGGGGCAAAAGCTGTTGGCGGTGTAGCCTACAAGCAGCGCGTTAATTGCCGCGATGGCATCGTTTAACGCCTTGCCCTGCGCGGCAGACAGCGCAGCATCGGTCGCCGTGCTGTTGAGCGTGTTCATCAGCTTGACCACGCCCGCCAGCGTGGCGGTGGCTTGGGCGAGTTCATGCGTATGTCCCACCGTGCCGTTGCCCGCCCAGTTGGCGGTGTTGCCTGAAAGCGTGGACGGGGTTGCCAGCGCAATGCTGCGGTCGGCGGATAGATTGCCACCGCCCGTTAGCCCTGCGCCTGCGGTAATCAAGCGGCTGCGCTGGATTTGCTGCGCGGCTTCCAGCTCTTGTTTGAGCCAAACGGTGCGGTTGGCGAGTTGGCGCGTGGGTTTGTTGTCTATGCCGTTTTCGCCGCCGAGTACAGGGTCGGTGGTTTCCCATTGGTAGATGCCTTCTTCCCAATAGGCGGTTTCTTTCAGGTTTGCCATGTGTTTTCCTTGTGTGGGGGATTGTGTTTTAGCTGGTTAAATGGTTTCAGGCTGCCTGAAACGGCTGCCTACGCCGTGCCACGGTTAAACGCGCCATCGCGCGTAGCCTGTCCGTTGTGGCGCAGGCTAGCGGTTTGGTAATCCAGCGCGGCAAGTATGCAGCGGGCGGGAGCAAAGGCAGCCAATGTGCGGCGCAGCAGCGCGGCTTGGTCGTTGGTAATCGGCGCGTTCATAATGATGCGGTAGTGCGCCCAGCGGTCGCTGTGCCCGTGGCTGTACCGCCCGTCGCGCCTGATTTCGCCGTTGTGGGTTTTGTTGCCCATGCGCTCAATCAACTCCACCTGCCCGAAGCCCAGCCGCCGCACAATCTCGCGGATTGCCCACGGCGTGCCCTTTTTGCGGTGCAGCTCGTATGCGCCTTTAATCAGGCGGCGGCGTGCGCTGTCGCTTTCAGCCAACCAGTAGCCGTCTTCGTTCAAGATGCTGCGGCTTTCTGCCAGCAAAATCAGGTGCTCGGGCGCAACCAAATCCACCAAGCGCGGCATCAGCTTGGGTGTGTCCAATAGCGATAGCCGCAAGCCTAAATCGGCAAGGATTTTGTAACGCTGGTCGCGTTCTATAATTTGGGCGTAGCTCAATTTCATGTTAGCCGTCCTGCTGCTCGGGCAGCACGCGCAGATTGAGTGCAGTGCAGCGCGCCCATTGGTTGGGCGCAACGATGGTGTGGGCGGGCGAATGCAGGATGACGTTGTACACGCCCGCTACTTTCAGGCTGCCTGAAATATCCAACGGCACAATGTCGCGCCCGAGCTTCTGCCGCCGCGCGGCTTCAAACGCTGCCCATGCGGCTTCGGCGGCGGCTTTGGTTTCGGCGGCGTTTGCGCCTGTAAACAGCACCAAATCGGCGTTGACGGTGTAGTCCACCACCTTGGGCGCGTAAACCAGCACCGTGTCGCACAATGGGCGTTTGGTTTCGCCCGATAGCTCGCGCTGCACTTGGCTGATGAGTTCGGCGGTGGGCGCGCCTGTTTTGGTTAAGATGGTTACCGCCACCGTGCCGCCGATGGGGTTGCCCGATGTGTCCACCGCGTTCGCCACATGAACATCGCAAATCGCAGGCGACACCGCCCGCGCCCAGTATTGATACGCGCCCACGCTGCCCGCCACGCTGAAACTTTCGGGCGCAAGCAATACGCGCTCGCGGTAGGCTTCATCGCTTTCCACCTCCGCGCCGCCTGTGGGTACGCTGATATTGGCTGCGCTGATTTGCGCCGCGCCCACCAGCGGACTTTGCAGCGCATTGATTTGCCCGATAGACCAGCCATTGCCGCGCGTGCCCGTGGTGGTGCATTCCGCCAGCAACGCGGTTTCAGGCTGCCCCGCAGTCAGCTGCCCTTGTTCAATGATGGCAAACAACACATCGCCCGCGCCCACCAATGTGCCCACAGGAATGTTCACTTCGCTGTGAAACTCGGCAGCCTGAAAACGTATCGTGCACCGCGCGGCAGACGCATTCAGGCGCGGCGTGTTCACATCGTCGCCACACAAATCCAGCATCAGCCCTGTGGCAAAACGCGGATGCTGCTGGCGGAAACTCTCGTTAATCTGCCCACGCAGCAGGGTTTCGCGGTAGGCAAAGGTGTTAATCAGCAGCCGTTCAATATGCGCAGGCTGCAAGGTTTTGCCCGTGCGCTGCTCGTAATCAGCAATCATCTCGGCGAGTACCGTGTCGGGGCTGTCGTCCACAATCTTGACCGCTTCGCGGCTTAATTCACTCACGCTCATGGTTTCAATCCTGCGGTTAATCCTGTTGTGTAAACAAGGCTGGGCGACAGCGCGCCGTTTAACCCCGACACGATGCGCCATCGCACCTGCATCTGAATATGCGGCGCGCTGCCGCTAAACAGCACGCGCTCCACCACCGCCCGCTTCTCCCACGTTTGAATTGCCAGCACAATTTCGCGCACCGCATTGGGGCGGAATACATCCTCGGGCGTGTCCAAATAATCAAAATGGTTGGAGCCAAAATCAGGACGCAGCACATCGCTGCCCTTGCGCGTGGACAAAATATGGCGGATGCACAAATCAATATCGTCCGCGCCCTGCGTGATGCCTGCGCCGTCGGGGGCGAGCTGCCAGTGTTGGGAACGTGGGATGGGGGTAGTCATGCGGGGAATGATAGGGTTTCAGGCTGGCTGAAACTTTTAATGCGGATTAAAAAACGCCGCGCAAAGTGCCTGATGTCAGGAACTTGCGCGGCGTTGTTTGGAATGGAATGTATTGGTATCGGCTGTTTTGTGAATTGGAATAGATGGGGCGGTTTTTCTTTACCGCTCCTTCACCTTCGCCCCCGTAATCTCCCCACCCGCATCAATGCTGCCCGTAGTTTTCAGGCTGCCGTTAATCACCGCCGCAGCGCCCGCACCGCCGCTGCCTGTCATACCGCCTTGGTAGGTCAAACTGCCCTGCACCAGCAAATTGCCTGTGGTCGTGGTATTGGGCGCGTCAATGGTAACCTCGCCCGCCTGCACCAACACTTTGCCACTGGTTTTAACCAGCACATTGCCCGTGCTGCGGTCGTGCTCAATGCGCGTGCCGTTGCTGTACTGCAAAACGTGCAAATCAGCATTGCTGGCGGGCGCGGGGTCGGCGTCGTTGTAGATTGCGCCCAGCACTGCGCCGCTTTCGCCCTGCGCGTCCAGCAGGCACACCACCAGCGTGCCGACATCGGGCAGGCGGTAAAACTGGTTGCCCAGCGCGGCGGGGGTAATCATCGGCAGCCAGTCGGTTTGCAGGTTTTCCAGCGCGGGCAGGGTAACGCGCAGGCTGTGCTTTGCCGCGTCCACAGCGGCGACGGTGCCAAACTGCAAGGTGGCAGCAAAATTATGGGTGGGCTGGGAGCGCATCGTTTTCACTTTCTTCCGCAATGTATTCAACCATTTTGATTTCCAAATCGGTAATGTAGCCGCGCGATTGGCTGTAATCGTGCCGCGCCTGTTTGACCAAATATCTGCCGCTAAACTTGCCGATGCGCTGCAATTCAATCACTTGCCCCGCCACCAACAGCGCATTGCCAAACAGCGTGATATTGCCCGCGCAGCGTTCCTCTTGCGCGTCTTGCAGCGCGGCATCGGCGCGGGCGTTGGTTTCGGCTTGGCTCTCGCCCTTGCTCTGCGTGATTTTGAGCGTGTCGGCGGATGTTTTGCGACGAGCTTTGGGGCGCAGCGGTTTGGTTTTGCGCTCGGCGCGGATGGCGCGTTTCTTTTTCGCATCGTAGCCCGTAATCACAGCCTTGTCGGGCGCGCCTTTAATCAGGTCGCGGATGCGGATGGAGAGCAGGTTTTCAGGCTGCATCACCAGCACGGCTTCCTGCTGCGAGAGCGCATCGTTGCGGGTAAACACCAGTTTTTTGTCCACAATCTTAAACGTATGCCCATACTGCCGCGCCAGCCGCGTGAGAAATTCCACATCGCGTTCTTGGTATTGCGTGATGCGCTGGATTTTGATGGGCTTGATGCTGCCTGAAACCGTTAATTTCAGCCGTGCAGCAATCAATTTCACAATATCTGCCAGCATCATGTTTTCATAGGCTTTGGGCTGCAAGGTGCGCTGGGCTTTACTGATGCCTGTGGACAAGGCTTTGAGCGATACCACATCGCCGCCCTGCATATTGCGCTGCCACTCAATCTCCGCCAGCTCAAAGCTGCCCCAGTTGATTAAGCCTGTAAACTGGTCGCCGCAGCCGATGCTTAATTTGTCGCCCTGCTCGGGGAACCATGTGCGCAGCCAGCGTCCGTCCACATCTTCAAAGTGCAACTGTAATTCGTCCGACTGCTCGCCCAAATAATCGGTGTAGCTAAACGACAGCAAATACGGTTCAACGCTGGCGGTGATGTCTTTTTGCTCGTAGGTCAGCACAAAGTTAGGGCGGGTAACAGGGTGCGATGTGGGCGGCGGCGCGGGCAAAGGTTTTTTCAGGCTGTCTGAAAGGCTATCTGCAACGCGGTCTAATAGGCTGTCTAAAATCATCATCACGCTCCAAACCGTCAATTTTGAAACCAAGGGGGCAGCAAATCCTGCCGCTGCGTTTCGCTCTGCCGCACCACAGGCACAAACACGGTTAGCCCGCTGGCAAACTGCTCGGCAAGCGGCAGATGCGGGTTGGCGGCAATCAGGCGGTTAATCGCCAGCGCGTTGCCGTAATGCTTGTGGGCGATGGTGTCCCAGCGGTCGCCGTCCTGCGTGGTGTAAACCAAAATGCCGTTGATGCTCATGCGCCGTCTCTCCTTGCCGCCACAAATGCAGTCAGCGTTTGCACCGCCGCTGCGCCGTTGCCCAAACTTTCCGCCGCCGCATCCAGCGCGGCAACGCCTGCGCCAAACCAGCCGCCCACGCTGCCGCTCTCTATCCCCGCGCGAAATTCGCCCACCGCGCTGCCCATCTGCTGCGCCGCCTGCGCCGCTTGGGCGGCAAACTGTGCCGCGCCCGCCAAATCGCCAAAGCTCTGCACGATTTCAGGCAGCCCATTTAAATGGTCAAGCGCGCCGCCCGCCACGCCCAGCACATCGCCCACCAAATTCAACACGCCTGCGGGGTCGTTTTTGATTTCCCGCACCGTTTGAATCAGGTTCTGCATCGCGCCGATGTCGTTTTCCACCGCGTGGTAGATTTTGACCGCCGTGCCGATTTTTTCCGCAATGGGATTCAGCGCGTTTTGCATACTTTCAGGCAGCATTGCCAGCAGCGGGTTTTGTTCGCCCGCAACCACCGCAGGCGCGGGCAGCGGGTTGTTCGGGTCGCCGACAAATTCTTTCAGCTCCACATCCAGCTCCCGCGCGGCGGTGCGCCCGTGCTTGTCCATCTGTAAGGTGCGTGCCGATAGCCGTTCAATCACAAACCAGCCGACAAACCGCCCCGAGCCATACACCAAACTCACCGCCTGCTGCGCTTCCTTGGCGGCAACCAGCCCGTGATACGCCGCATCCACATCGCCCAGCTTCCAATGCAGTTTTAGGCTAAACCGCAGCTCGGTCAGCGCATTGCCCATCGCTTGCAAACGCGGTCGCCCCGCCAGCACATCATGCTGGGCAAACTGCGCCGCGTGAGTTTCCTCCAAGCTGGCGAAGCTGCCCAGCAGCTCAAACGTTACATCGCCCAATTGCGCAAACATCAATACGCCCTCCGCTCGCGCTCCGCCATCATGCGGCGGAACAGTTGTTCAAATTCGCGCAGCCCCATTTGCAACGCCGTTTCAATTTCCTGCCGATTGCCGCTGGGGGCGTTAATCGTCGGGGCAAAATGCACCACCACGCCGCCGCTGCCCGCGCCCTGCTGCTGCGCCTGCTGCTCGCTGCGCGCTTGGCGCAAGCCGTCCGCGCTGGCAGAAAGCCGCGCCGATAAGTCGCTGCGAAAGCCGCCCATACGCTCGGCAAAACGCGATTTCAGGCTGCCTGCCAACTGCGCCACACGGCTTACAGGCAGCGATGCGCCTTGATTGACACCAAGTGCCAAGCCCTGCGTGATATAGCCGCCGAACGCACGGAATACACGGCTGGGGGAATGGATGTCCATCACGCTGGCAAAGGCGTTTTTAGCCCGCTGCGCCAAGTTCTGAATCGCCGCCATCACGCGCCCTGCGGCAGCCTGAATGCCGTTGACCAAGCCGTCAATCAGCATACCGCCGAAGCCTGTAAACTGCGCGGGCAGGGTAACGCCAAACCAGCTCATCACAGCGGCAAACGCCTGATAAAACACGCCCAGCGGCGACCAGTTGGCAATCAATGCCAAGATGCCCGACAAGCCGCCGTTAAACGCGCTTTGCACGTTTGCCCACGCGTTGGCAAAAAAGCCTGTAATCGCATTTGCCACCGCGCCCACCACGTTGCTCAAATCCTGCCACAGCAGTTTCGCCCCGCCGACCACGCCGTCCCAGCGCGTGTAGAGCAGATAGGCAGCGGTTGCCAGTAAGCCCAGCGCAATGCCGATGGGGTTTGCCAGCAAAAATGCGCCCAAGCGGGCAAAGCCCTGCATCAAAATGGGTATATAGCTGCCCAGCGTAGCAAAGCCGCGCAGCACCCAGCCCAAGCCCGAGCCGAGCAGGCGCAGGCTGCCTGAAAAAAACCGAGCAATTCCAGCAGCACTACGTGCTGAAAATCCTACTAATCGCAAAGCCGTAACCAAGCCACGCGAACCGCCCAGCATAATCAACTGCGCCATGCGCCACACCGCTACTACTTTGTTCACGCCCACCACCATAGCGCGAAGCGGCATCAAAGCCATGCTGATGCCATAAGACAATGCCAACGCCCCCATTTTGGCAGCAAAAAAACCACCCAATACACCCAAGACGCTTTTAATCAAGCCTTTATTTTGAGCAAGCCAAGGCTGCAAGGTGTTTTCCAAAAAACGGTTGGCAACGGCAGCAAAGGCTTTAATATCATCGGCAAATATGCTGCCAAACGTAGCAGCAGTTGCTTCTGCCACACCGCCCAAACTTTCCAATGCCGCACTCAATGTGGCAGTTTTCAGCTTGATACGTGCCTGCATATCCGCCTGCTGCTGCATCAATTCCATGTTTGCCTGTATGCCCGCTTGCCCTTTAAGCGCAATCGCCATCGCAACACGGCTCGCTTGCGTACCAAAAAACTCATCTGCCACAATGCTGGCTTTTTCCTCGCCCAGCTTTTCTTTGATGATATTGAGCTTTTCTATTTCGCCTATCATCGCGTCCAAGCCTTTGAATTTGCCATTTTTATCAAAAAACTCAAACGATACGCCCGCTTCTTTCATATACATTTTGGCTTCTTTTTTCATGCCCTTTTTGGCTTGCTCTATGGCTTTCGGTCCTTGCGCCAGTTGGGTGAGCATCATGGAAAAATTCGTACCAAACTGGCTGCCTTCCAAACCAATCTGCGCCCCTGCACCTTCAATCGCCAACAGTTTTTTATAGTTTTCCAAGCCTGTTAAATTCAAAATTCGCGCATTTGCCGAGCTGTATTTCATGCTTTCAAACATATCTTCCTTTTTTAAACCAAAAGCAAAATATGCGCGTTGGGTCAAATCTGCCGCCTGACTAAACTCGCTTTCTTTCAAGCCGCGTGCTTCAATCATCTTGGCAAAAAATTCACCGCCGCCTTGCTGATCCATATTCATCAACACATTTAGCTCTGCCGATGTTCGCAAACCGCCGTTTGCCAGCATTTGGTCGGAGATGCCTTGCGATTTCAATGCCTTTGCCAAGTTGTAAAACTCTGTTGTCGTACCAGGCAACTGCGCCCCCAGTTCAGCAGCACCTTTACGAACTTCCTCAAATAAGCCAAAGCTCCCATCTTTGTTCATCATGGTAATTTTTAGCTCGGTTTCCGCATCTTCCTGTCTCGTAAATGTGCGAACTGCCGCTGCAACAGGTGCACCCAGCACCATAGCATGACCTGCGGTTTCGCCCATTTGACTGCGTAACTCGCGGCGGTGCAACCGCGCTGCATCTTGCCGCGCAATCGCATTATTTAACCGCTCCTGCGCCCGAGTAGCGTTATTGATTGCCGTGCCCATGCGAACATACAAGCGGTTAAGTTGCCCCAAGTTCCGCGCAGGGTGAGCAACCGCACGCGCCATTGCTGCGCCCAATCGTTCTTGTCGGCGGCGCACATTGTCAATTTCTCTACCCAAGCCACGCGAAGCATCACGCGCGCGCCCAAATACCGCCGTAAAACCAGAACGCAAAACCGCACCAATCGCGACCGATATAGCTAACTCGTTTGACATAAAAATACTCTTGTTTTATAGTTGTTTAACCTAATTTCTAGGCAGCCTAAAAGGATAAAACCATGCAAGCACAGCCACATTCCTTATTAGAACAAGCTACCCGCATCGCCTATGCGCTGTTTGCCGTGTCGCTTGCATTGGTCTTTGGCTATGTTGCATGGGGTTTAGCAGATTTCAGTAGCGTGGGCAGCGCATGGTTATCTGCGTTTTCCATTATTTTCTTTGGTACACTGATAGGCTGTGGCGCATCGGTGGTGCTTGCACCTGCCAGTTTTGCCGTAGCCTTGGCAATCGCTTGGCTGTGGCGCAAACACGCTTAATCGCCCCTACGGTAGTTCGCTTTTATTTGCCGATTGGCTTCATCTAGCCAGTCGGCAAATTCGTCTATGGGTAATTCATAAATCTCTTGAACACTCCACCCAAACCACCATGCCATATCGGCGCAGGCACGCAACAATTCCTGATTGACTTCTGCGCTGCTTTTATGCTGCTTCGCCTTGCTGTGTGGTGCGAAACCAGTCTTGAATCGCCTTGTAGTCGGTCATATCCAATTCATCTAAATCTTCGGGAACTAGTCCTGATAAGCGGCTAAACATAGCGAGTTCTTGCTCGGCATCGCTGTTTAAATGTGCCACGGCGCGCAGATCGCCCACGCGCGGGCGGCGCACGGTAACTTTTTCCAGCATCTGCCCTGTTGCCAAGCGCACGGGGTAAAGCAAGGTAATGGTGGTTTCGCCGTTGAGGGCTTGGGTCAGTTGTTTTGCGGCGTTTGTTGTACTGGTTGCCATGATGTTGTCCTTGTCTTAAAGGGGTTAAAAACACGGCAAATTATCGTTTCAGGCTGCTTAAACGGCTTTTAACGCGCATTAAAAAAAACCAATCTTTCTCGATGTCAGGAAAGATTGGTTTTGCTGTTTCAGGCTTACGCGCCAATATTCTTGCGGAACTGGCTTAATGCATCCATACCGCCGACGCGGTACACATTGGTAAAAGCGTTGTAGTACAAGGTCTCGCGCCCCGCAATCACCATGCGGATTTCGTGCGCTTGGAAGGTGGTGGGGTGTTCGGATTTTTCCTTGGGCTTAAACGTGCCGATGGCGTTTTTGCTGAACATCACGGTGGCGGTTACCACCACGGGCACTTCGGTTTTTAAGCCTGCCGCATTAAAGGTTTGCAGATTGCCGCGCACCATCAGCTGGGCGGCTTTAAAAGGATGGTAGGCTTTTTCGGCAACGGCGGGATAAATGCTGTTCCAAGTAATCTCGCCTTCCAAGGCTTCTACGCCGCTGGGCAGTTTGATGGTGCCCACCATGCCCAAGCCTTTGTGCTCGTCTTGGGAGATTTCAATTTCGGGCATTTTAAACTCGGCGGCTTGCCCCATTAAGTTCGTGCCGTTGAGATAGACATTAGCGTTGTAAATGGCGTTGATTTCGCTCATGTTGATTGTCCTTGTGTTGATTTAAACGATTAGCTGCTGGATACCAAGTTCGCCAAATATTTGCGTGTCATCACGCTGGTATTGGTGGCGCGCTCCATCGGCAGCTTGGGCGTGTATTCATACACAATCGGCACTTGCCCCTTACTGAACGCGTCCACAAGGTCGTAGTCGTAATCCAAGTTCACGGTAAAGCCAACAATGGATTGCAGCGTGCCAAAATAGGTGCGGTAGCCCGCCAACAGCGTATCCAGCAGGGCTTCGTCTATCGGCAAGTCCATGTATTGCAGGTCAAAGCGGCGCAGGCTTTCGTCGATTACATCGCCCGTGCGCTGCGCGGTTTCAAAGTTTTTGATGTGCGACACGGTCGGGAAGCACGCCAAGCGGTTGCCCCATAGGCGGTAGCCCGTGCCGTAGCTGTTAAACACGGTGGTGATGCCTTTTTCGTTTAGACGGTTGGTTTCCGATTGCGGGTCGTCCACGCGAGCGGTTAAGCCGATTTCCAAGCCTGTTACGCCGCTTAATTCGCGGTTGGAAATGCTGAACCAGTAGCCGTGTTCCACATCGGTTTTCATGCGCAAGCCTGCGGCGTGGGTGGCGAGGCTTTCTACGCCGAGCAGCCCGACCACGTGCGGAAAGAACAACTGGGCGCGGTCGCTGGACGTGTTGAAGTTGATGCTGCCCAAGTTGCCGCGCCCTGTAATCGCTTGGCTCAATGTTGTACCGCGCGGCGCGTCCACATAAGCAATGGCGTTCAGGTTGTCCGCCAGCGTAATCAGCGCGGCGGCGCAGGTGGCGGTGCGGTCAAACTCGGGGGCGATGATGATTTTGGCATCCGCGCCAAAGCGGTTAAAGCCTTCTTTGACCAGCTCCATGCCCGTGCGTTTGCCCGTTGCCGCCACATAGCCGCCGATGATGTCGGCTTCGGTTACTTTGGCGGGGTCGGTGTAGCTGTAATCGGCGGTGGGTGTGGTGGGCAGGGTTTTGAATTGGATTTCGCCAGTAATCAAATCGTTCACCACATAATCGCGCCCTTCCACCAACGCGCCGCCGTTGCCGTTGAGCGTGTAGCTGCCTGCTTGGATTGCGCCGTGCGCGGTGCGGGCGATGAGCGTGTCGGGGTCTATGGTTAAGGCTTCGCCTGTTACGCTGGATTTGTGCCGCGCGGGGTCGCACACGTTGACCACATACGCCACGCCCGATTGATAGCGCGTCCAAATATGAGCGGCATCGGGGATGGTAAAGCCCCTGCCTGTAAGCGTGCCAAACTTGGCAAAGTCTTTGGCGGTTTGGCACAGGGTCAGTTCGTTGACCGCACCCGTGGGAGCGATGCCGATGATGGCGGTAATCGCGCCGTCAACGGTGTAAACGGGGGATGAGCCGCCGTCAATGCGGATGGTTTCTGAACCGTGGTGGAATGCTGCTGCCATGTGGTGTCTCCTATGGCTGTTTGGGTTTTAACTGGGGGTCAAGCGGCGCGCCGCGCTGGCGGTGCAGTGTGCGCACAAGGGTGGTCAGGTTTTCAGGCTGCCGCAGCTCTACCTGCTGGGTTTCGGTTTGCACCGTGAGCGCGTATTGCCATGCGCCTGCGGTCTCGCTTAAAAACTGCTCGCGGATTAAATGGCAGGGCAGACAGTTGGGCGGGGCAAAGCCGACAACGGCAAGGCGCACCGCATCCAAAATCGCCAACGCGCCGCTGTCGCCGTGCAGGCTCGCGCCAATCACGGTTAATTGCAGCGTGATGTCGCGCTGCTGGGCGATATGCCCCAAGCCTTCAATCCGCGCGAACTGGCTGCTTTGATACGCCACCAGCACCGCGCCTGTGGGGTGGATAAACTGGTAATCGGCGGGGCGTTCGGGGAACGCGTCCACCTGCACCCACGGAATCGCCTGCTGCACATGGTCGCGCAGCGCGTCAATAATCGGCTGGGTGGCAGACATCAGTAGCCGCTCCAATCTTGTTTACTGCTGGCGAGAACGTGGTATGCGCCGCGCTCGGGCTGGCGGGGTTTGTCGGCGGTATCGATGCCGATGTGGATTTTGCCGTCGCGGATTTGTTCCAGCGTTTTGAGCGTGGCTTGGTATGCCGA